ATCCCGACCTCGCTTTTTAATTTAATCGATAAATATTGATAACTTCCTTCTGAGGAATCCGTTTAAATCCAACTTCCTCTATGCTATGACCATATTTCGATAAGAATCTATCACTCGTACATGATTTGCCTGGGCATAGAGTCTCAACGAGGGCTAAACCATCATCCACAGTGAATTCATCCTCTAATAAATAAAGGAACCGAGGATCATAGTCGATAGCTTCTTGAATCTTCTGGATGGATGTTTGAATAATGGATAAGTGGTCAAATGCAAAGTCCTTCTCGTCAAGTTCTTTGCCATCCAAGTAACACTTGCCTGTGTGAAAATCAACATCTACAAGAACGACTTCTTTTGCATCATCTCCAGCCTGGACTAAGTCAAGAGCTCGACTAGGTAGGTAAACTAGGTGGGCAATGGTAACTGTCCAACCTCTGGGATCACGACCAGGAGTAGATACTGTCACTAGCTGCTCAATCTTTTCCAGTGGAAGCTCAAGGTTGATTTCTTCTTTTACCTCTCGCTGACAAGCATGGGCAGCATCTTCCCCTTTATCCATAAAACCACCAACTAGCGCTAAGCAATTTTGAAAAGGGTGTGCCTTCCGACGAATCAGAAAGAGTTTCATTTTCCCTTCTACAAAGCAATAGGCTACCATATCCACAGTCACGCTTGGTTTTTCATACTGAGGGAGTGCTTGCTTGTGGTACCAGTCTAAAAATTCAGCTTGACTAGCGTGAACTTCAAAGTACTCTTTTTCTGTCATCCCGGTTGGAATTATCTGATTCATCATCTTCTACTTCCTTTCTGCTTTTGATGGCAATAAAGAGGGCGGATCTACAAATTATAGATTCATAGTTCTTGTTTTATACAATGTCGAATTTCAATTGACCTGCTTTGACACCAATTTTAAGTGTCTTACCTTCTTTCAGTTCACCTGTAAGAAGAAGCTCTGCAAGTTTGTCTTCTACTTCCGTTTGTAAAGTTCTACGTAGTGGACGAGCTCCCATCTCTGGATCATAACCCTTCTGAGCTAGAAGTTTAAGGGCAGATGCTTGGAGTTTTAAGTCAATTCCTTTTTCTGCGAGACTTGCAATCAATGGTTTGACCATAATCTTAACCACTTCTTGCATATCTTGACTTGATAGGCTATGGAAGACAACTTTTTCATCAATACGGTTAATGAACTCTGGGCGGTAAGCCTTTTTCAACTCTTCAAACATCCGTTTTTCCATATTTTCCTGGTCAAAACGAATATCCTTGGCTCCAAATCCGACTGTCTTGTCATCACGAAGAGCTGTCGCACCTAGGTTTGATGTCATGATAATAATCGTATTTGAAAAATCAACCTTGCGACCCTTACTGTCAGTCAAGACACCATCATCCAAGACCTGCAAGAGAACATTAAAAATGTCTGGATGGGCCTTTTCTACCTCGTCAAAGAGCAAGACTGAGTATGGTTTGTTACGAACCTTCTCGGTCAACTCTCCACCTTCTTCGTAACCTACATAACCCGGAGGAGCTCCATTAAGGCGACTAGCCGCAAATTTCTCCATATATTCACTCATGTCAAAGCGGATAAGAGCAGACTCGTCATCAAAGAGGACTTCTGCCAAAGCCTTGGCTAATTCAGTTTTACCAACACCTGTCGGTCCAAGGAACATAAAGGATCCAATTGGACGTTTGTTATTACGGATACCCGATTGATTTCTGCGAATGGCACGACTGATGCTTGATACCGCTTGTTCCTGCCCGATAACACGTTTATGCAGTTCAGTTTCAAGATTGAGGTACTTCTTAGCATCCGTTTGTGTCAATTTTTGAACTGGAATGCCTGACAAGCGACTCAAAGTTGTCAAAATATCAGACTCTTTTACTAGATCTTTATAGACCGGAACTTCCTGTTCTTTTGGAATGAGCTGAGCTGCTTGCTTCCATTTGCCATCCATCAAGGCCTTATCTGCAGGTGTTAAACCTGACTCATCTTTTTTAGCGTGTTTCGATTTATTTTGGACAGTTGCTGCCGCTTCATCCAAAAGATCAATCGCTGAGTCTGGCAAGTGACGACTAGTCAAATAGCGATGTGCCATTTTGACAGCTGTTTCGACTGCATCATCTGTAATTTGAACATGGTGGTGTTTCTCATAAGTTGCTTTCAAGCCACGCAAGATAGCCATACTATCAGCCACACTTGGTTCCTCAATCATCACTTTTGCAAAGCGACGAGAAAGGGCTGCGTCTTTTTCGATGTGTTTTTGGTATTCTTCCTGAGTGGTTGCCCCAACAGTTCTCAGAGTTCCACGCGCTAGGGCAGGTTTCAGGATATTGGCCGCATCCAAGGTCGAATCAATACCACTTCCTGATCCCATAATGGTATGAAGCTCATCGATAAAGAGGATAACCTTACCGTCTTCCTCGATATCTTTGATGATATTGTTCATACGTTCTTCAAAGTCTCCACGGAAACGAGTTCCCGCAACCACATTCATCAAATCAAGTTCTAAGACACGCATCTTAGACATTTCATCAGGCACATTTCCGTTGGCAATTCGTTGCGCAAGGCCAAGTGCCAAAGCTGTTTTACCAACACCTGCATCTCCAACTAGAACTGGATTGTTTTTTGTTTTTCGACTCAAGATTTGGATCATACGAGAGATTTCTTGGTCACGTCCAATAACTGGTTCCAATTTGCCTGAACGAGCTTGCTCTGTGAGGTCATGAGTGTAATCTTCCAAACCACCACTTGGAGTTTGAGGCATACCCATCATATTGGCCATAGAATTTTGCTTATCTGCTACTGATCTGTGGCGCTGACGCAGAGCCTTCAAATCTTCCTTTGTCCAACCAGCACGCGCTTCAAGACTACGACGAAGCCCAGCAATCTTGACTTGATCTTTCTGATCTTCATAAGAAAATCCTGCTTTTTCCAAAATGCGAGTAGCTAGGGCATTGCCATCATGCAAGATAGCGTAGAGAAGATGCTCTGTTCCCAATGCTTTGGCATGTACCACCGAAGCAACATGTTCCGCCTCCAACATCAAGACGTTCAAACGATAGGAAAATGGGAGTTCCTTGTAATCTTCCTTGTGGTTATAGTTGGCTTCTGTCAACTCTACAGCCACTTCCTCTAAACGATCAATCTCATACGGGAATTCATTTAAAGTTGCTCCAGCAACACTGTAGCTATGATTGGCCATGGCAATCAGCAAATGCCAAGACTCTAGGTAATCTGCATCAAAGCGACTCGCTACCAGAAAGGCGCTATCGATGCATTCTCTCAATGCTTTTGAATATTTCATGTCGTTTTATTTTCCTTTTCTATCTACTTCATGCAACAACTGACGAAGCATATTGGCACGAATATAATTAGCTTCCTCACCTAGAATTCGGTCTGTCCCCATAGCTAATAATAGATTCATCTCTTGACGGGTCATGAGTTCTTGTTCGACTAAGAGTCTTAAGACATCTTCAAAGATGACTTGGTTCACCTCATCACCCACTGAATACAACAAATCGCGGAGCATATCATGATGGTTAGAGAATTCAATTCGACCAATGCGAATATAGCCTCCACCACCACGTTTACTCTCAACTAGATATCCTCTACTCTCTGTAAAACGAGTCTTAATCACATAGTTGATCTGGCTAGGTACGACTTGAAAGGTATCCGCTAGCTGACTTCGTTGCAATTCGACGATACCAGATTGTTCTAAAATCGCCTTGATATAAGCTTCAATATGGTCCGATGTATTTTTAAATTTCATAGCTTGCTACCTCCTTCTTAAACTTTGACTATCTTTGACTATACTATCATTTAAGACTCTATAAGTCAAATTTTTAAGGCTAAGTCCTTGGAAATACTGAGTTTTAAAAATAGCTACCGTTAGAAAACTATGCTTTATTTTCTAGCGCTTGAACTCGTAAAATGATAGCTTCAAGATCTTGTTTTGATGCAAAACTAGTTTCTGCTTGATGGCCAGTGATGAATGAGTCACCGCCATTTTTAAGCTTTTCATCTATCAGGGCATCAATTCCAAGTTCTAGATGCTTTTCCTTGATGTTGGTTGTCATCTGAGATTGAAGAGCGCTGTAGGTCACAAATGTTTGATACGATTGATCTGATGTCAAATAGTTTGTTAAGTCAACCACTTCTGGCTGTATTTGCGATCTATTTTCTAGTGATTCAATCCTCTTTATGATTTTACTATCATTGTATGACTGAATTTGATGTGTAGCAATGTATGCAGCTATTTCTTCCTGTATGTTGATCTTGTCAATTTCAACAATATTACCTATTTGATAATTTTCGATGGATTGAATTATATCAATTTTAGCGCTCTTGTCACTAGGGAAGATAAAGCTATCACATTCAACCTCTACTTGATAGATGCCAGCAGGTAGGATTTTTTCAAGTTTGAACTGAATTTTAGAATTTTCTACAACAGTTTCAATTGTCTTCTTTCCTTTGGCATTTGCTATTTTGATCTTAGCGTTTTTGCCATCAAGAGAGCTGAATTTGTTGCCATCATAGTCTAATAATTCATATTCAAAGATAGATGAGGAGTCACCTTGCTTGATGACTTCCCCACCTTTTGTCTGTTTCAGATTAGTTGAATTTTTTCCGCTCATCTAAATCCTCTTATTCTAACATTCCCCACAAGTCAGTTCTATTTCCTACTTCATCTGTGGGGCCAATAGCCATATAGTTGCGGTTCCCTGATTCTCCAATGTAAGAGATCCAGCGATAGCCTGCATTAGATCCTTTTGAGTCATAGTGGAGTTTTTCGCCCGGTTGGTAGGTTGCAACAATCTCTCCACTTAGATCTGGATAGCGTCTCACATTGATTGGAGCATCTCCAACTGTGAAAGTTGCATCTTCTGGAAAGAATGGAACTTCATGATTCTCCATTACTTCTGTAACGATTTCTTTTAGTTCTTCTTTTGGTAATGATTCACCTTTTGCTCTGAATGCTGTTGGATATAGTGTACTATATGGAAAGGCCATGAGGTCAAAGGCTGCCCCACCATTTGGCCCTGGTGTCCCATTTTGATTTTGACCAAGGAACCAACCTTGTGTCCCGTCAATATCCTCTACAAAAATAGCTACATGTGAAACTGGAGTGTATTCATTTTCTGTGAAGATAGCAATTTCACCGCCCTCAAGATTTTCGACTTCATCAAAATAGTTTAAAATACCATTGTTGTAGCGCTGTTCCCAGATATCCTTTACATATCCTGACCAAAGGCAGTTTGTGAATGGAAGTCCTAACCATAAGCAATATTTTGCATAACCATCCCAACATTGCCATCCATAACTTCCATCAATGTCAAATCCATAGCCTAATACTTCATCTTGAAATAACTTCACTTTTTTCATTGGTGTTACCTCCATTATTTCTTCCATTGTTCATTTGCTTGCTTGACAGCAGCTTCAATAAATGTATTCAATTGGTCATTGGTCAAATTGATGTTATATGCTTCTAGTCCCTCAATCAAGCTAGTTTTAGCATGCTCCATCTTGTCTTTGCCGTGGATATCCAATGTTCCTGCTACTTGCTCAGTAGCGTTCACAGCATTTTTTGCAAGGATTTCAGCAACTTCGAGAGCTTTCTTCCCTCCACGAGTCAAGAGATATTTCTTGACTGCTTGGACAACAATTCCGACAAAAATTACAAGAATACTCATTGCGCTACTTGTTACAATATCAGTGATTTGATTCATTTTTCTTTTCTCCTTTTTTGACTAGTTTACTAGGCTCTTCCAAGCCATCTTTTAACTGAAATTTCTCATGATCAATATTTTGTTTCACAAGACGATCTAGACCAGGGATTTCAACCCCTAAAGCTGAAAGGCTTGCAAGGATGCTGGAACCGTATGCTGCCATCATTGCGACAATGAAGGCATCAACTACAGCTCCAAGATTCATATACAGAGCGAATGGATAGCCAATGGCTACAATCAAGATTATAGCTGTGTGGCTTACCAGCCCTTTTCTCCACTTCCTACTTGAAAATTCATGATAGGCCCACGCTCTAGATACTCCTATAACGATATCTAGAGCAACAATGGCCATAAACATGAACACAATCATGTGTTCATCAATTCCATGATCATAAAACTCCCGTACTACTTCAATGATTCCAAAGATTCCATCTGGTTCTTTATACATCAATCACACTCCTCTCAATTTATGATTCAGGTTGTGCTACTGGTTGGGTTTCAAGATCTCCTGAAGGTTTTTTCTGATTCTCTTCTTTGGGAACTTCCCAATTGTAGATTGCAAGCTTGCCATTTTGGAGCAGTGGGCCTTGCAAGTCTTTGATTGATTCCCCATTGTATGTGAAATCATAGTTAACTTGTACAAGGACCCGTTTCCCTTCGCTGAATTGCTCAGTATGGTCTGGATCAATCAAAGTGAAAATGTCATGTTTCTTGTAGGTCTTACCTAATTGAGCAGATTCCACAAGCTCAAGCGCTCGCTTGTAGAGCGTTGGATCAAGTGGATTGTCTTGATTGGTCACAGCCACAAGGACAGACCAGTCAGCAAGCGCTTTGTTATTTTGAATTTGAGCATCTTTCTTCTCATTCTCTTGAGTTAGCTCTTGAATCTTCTGGATAGCTCCATTGTTAGCTTGAATAGATTTGTCAAGTTCTTTCTTGAGTGCTACGATAGCACCAGATGGATCCAATTCCATCCGTACAAGATTTAGGACAGCATCCACAAGGACTGTTTCTTCATCCCCCATGCGGTTATTTGGAAGGGATTCTTCAAACACACGGTAAGGATAATCTTGTTTGATGGAAACCCTTGTGGCATTAGCTACGGGATCATAGGATTTGAACTGTACTTTATAATTCATTAGCATTTACCTCATTCTTGTTCTTAACTTCTTCAAATAGGTCCTTCAAGTCTTTGTCAGATTCCAGAACAGAGCGATAGATTTCTAGCTCTTTGATGAGCTGTGATTTTTCCTGTTGTGCTTCGGTCAATCGTGCTTTGAATTCAGCTTCATTGATTGATTTACTAGCCAATTGATTAGCTAGATCTGTGATGATTGATACATAAGTATTTTCTTTCATTTTATTACCTTTCTATATTCCGAATTTGTCAAATTCTCTTAATGAATTAGCTACTGCATTTCTGATGGAGCTGTGAAGAGCTGTTCTCATAGACTTCCCATTCTGAGGAGTAAAGTCATCTGTTGCAAAGCCAGCGTTGACAAAGTGCTGAAGCGCTGTTCTGAGAGTTCTCAAAGCTTGTCTGAGCCAAACACCATTGTTCCCATTATTAATTAGCAAGAAATCGCCTGCTTGCATATTAGTGTTTCTTCCGTTAATTCCAAATGGAGCAATGGTTGTTGCTCCCCAGGTGGTTATTTTCCAACCATAAGGATCGCTTCCCGTGGCTTGGTCATAATTATAAGAGTGAGTAAAGTTAAATCTATCACCTACAAAAGTGACCTTATCTGCATTGTCATGATCTCCTGTACTTACTCCCTTAATTGTGTCAACAATCATTCCATTGAATCCACCTTGATCCCAGTGGCTTCTGATGTCATTATCCCGACGGTCAGCACCAATAATGGCTTTAGAATTGATATAGCGTCTTCCATTTATCGTTACATCATCATTCCGGAAGAAAAGCCCTTGACTAGAAGCATTTGCTTGATCTCGGAAAATACCAGTAAAATTATCATAAAATGATAATCGCCCGTTATCTAAATCAAATATGGATTTACCAGAATTAGCTGTCACTCGTCCACCTTGAATTCTTTCAGCAGCAATCTTGATGGAATTGAGTTCTGTGATAAACGCTCTTTGAGAAATCAACTCCCTAACGAATGCTTGATTAGCAAGCAATTTCTGGATCAAAGCATAGTCAACTTGTAATTTATCTGCTGTGACTGCATTACTCGCAAGAATCTGAGTAGTGACTGATCCAGATTCCATGTGGCCTGTCCGAACGCTCTGAGAAGCGAGGTGCCTGCTGGTAATAGATCCATCAACTACCATGTCGCCTTTGACTTTAATCAATTTTGCGATCAAAGCAATGGCTTCTGGTTCTTGTACAAGTAAGGAGCTGATGGTTCTTCCATTGATGCTCTTGCCTGTTCCAAATGAGATCTGACCATCTGTGATGTTGATGTCTGTTTTTTTAATTACTCCATCAAATTGACTGATGATCGTTGCCATTTGTCCATTGACAGTTTGCTTGTAATCAGCAAATCTTCCGTTTAAATCGTGTTGATAGCTATCTAATCGTTCATCAATCGAAGCTTTTTGATCAGACAATTTACCATCCATCAATTCCCCTTGCTGCTGGATCTTAGTAATCAGAGAACGCTCTTTGGTAGATAGTTCTCTAGCAAAATTTTCATCTTGTTCAGATATTTTATTATTAAGACTATCCGCAGCAGTCTTTAAATTAAGATTTAGATTTGTGGAAAATGTGGAAAATTGCCCATCAATACCTTGTTTAAACTCAGCAAGTTTAGCTTCGATCACGGATGAACCATCATTTGCGGACGGTTGATAGGCTCTCTTGATAGTTCCTTCATATACATCAATGTCACCAAAATAAAGACTTGCTGGTTGTCCATTTGATGATCCATTATTATCGAACCGCAAGAATGCTTCATCATATCCTTCGGAATTGACTGTGAAATAGTAGCGTGTGATTCTATCTTGTTGGATAGCGATCTTGTCAGCAAGAGTGAATACTTTTGAAAAGGTTCTCGTCTCGCCTTTCTCCCTTGCTAGGAAGTAGAATGTGGCATTTATTAGATTGTCAGAGCAAATTGTGTCAAATGAAATTGTGTAGGTTGTATTTCTTTTGATCTTAAAACGCTGAGAAGCGGCAGGCTTAAGGTGATTCTTCGCATTAACGATACTGAATAAGTTTCTTGAGCCACTATAATAATTAGAATTCGTTGTTGTTACTACTTCTGGATTTGAACCGGGTTCATAGTAGCCCCAGCCCTCAACATTTTGAGGATTCCCGCTATTTTTAAGCAAGTTCTCCCCAGCTTGGACGATTTCTTCAAACCTTCTCGTGATTCCAGCTACATCTTCGGTATATTGGGCTTTAGCAACATACCCTTGCTCAAGGATCTGTCTGGTTGCTTTTACAGCATCTACAGCAGCTTTCTCAGAGTAAGTCAGCATGCGCTGTTCAAGCTCACCATATGGGCCAGTTTTGGTCTCTAATTTCGTTAATTGAGTAGATAGGCCTTGAACGGTCTTTTCAAATGTCGCCTGTGCTTGCTCTACCAGATAATTTTGATCTTCTGGAGCTGGTTGCCACAAGCGGTCATTGCTTCCTTCGTAGAAGTCCAACTCAGTCATGAACATTCCAGACCAGCGTCCAGCCATTCCTTGATATTCAATCAGTAAATATCCCTCATCAAATGTCCCTGTATTAAAATTGAACGACTTCTTAATAGCTTTAGAGTTATTGAAGGCTGGATAGCCTGTTGATCTAAAGATCTCTTGTTTTTCATCAAAGTCAGCAGTTGAGCCTTTTCTACGTTTGCAAAGCGAGATCTTGACATGGACTGTCCCGGCATCAAATGCCGTTAAGTTAAGCATATAATTTGTATTTTGCTTAATGATGAAACGTGGGCTATGGACAAATGCACCGCTCGAAAGCTGGAACATTCGTTTCTGTCCGTTGAAATAAAACTCATGAGCTGTGAAGCTCATTCGTCCATTTGGTTCAGTCCAATATTTCAACCCATCGTCTGCCCTTGAGTTCCTGAGCATGTTAGGGCCACCGCCAACACCAATTGAAGTGAATTCTTCTTTAACCCCTGCCACTGTTTGTTCGACATAAGAGCGATCTGCTTTGCCATTGGCCACATTAGTGAGGTCAGAGATGGCTTTCTCTGTGGTTTGCTCAAAGCGTGATTGAGCGCCTTGGATGCCGACAAATTGGCTTTGCGTTTGAGCCTTGAAATCGTTGATCAGCTTCTGGATATCTGTATCACTGGTCTTCAATTTGTCAGTAGTAGCTTTCAGCCCTTCCATCTTGACTTCAATACCATTGTATTTCGCATTAAACTCTTCTACAATTTCATTCTTATTTGCTTGATTTGCTGCCTTGATCTTCTCAGTGACTTGAGCTGAGATTTCCTCTTTGACTACTTCAGCTCGAGCCTTGGCTTGCTCAATGCCATCTGTGACCTTATTTTCAATTTCCTTAGCTCGTTTATCATATTCGGCATTGGCATTATCAACTAATTTTTGAACCTTAGCCTCGTATTCAGCATCATGACTAGCAATTTTCTCTTTGACTACATCGTCAACGATTTTGCCAATCGCACCACCTAGCGAACGTGAGATTTTGCCAAATCCAATCTTCTTCAACTTTTTAGACATTGGACTGTAGTTATAGCTGGTAATTTTTTTTCGAATATCAATATTATAGAGTTCATAAAAGATTGATACTGTATCAAATAGTTTTACTGGTTGATCGGCATGACCCACCACATCAATCTCTAAGCTCTCATCTGGCAAATCGCAAAGACTTGACTGAAAGTATTTCTTACCATACTCTTTTAAATCCTCAATGGTTTTAACATCCTGGTCTTGAACCTCCATGTCATCCTCGTAGATATGCTTATATTTATCTACAAGTGGACTGTCTACAGTAGTCTCAAGGATTTTGTCCTTCTCTCCCTCTCCAGATGCGGTAATGACCTTACGGAAATGGATTCTTGTCCTAAGCGATTTAGTAGTAGTGGATTCTTTGTACTCAGAGAGGTTTTTTTTGTACATAAAAAGAGATTGATTCTCAATCCCTCCATTTTTTAACAATCTCACTGAGTATTTATCTCTGACTAAATCACCACCCCACTGACCAACAATTGAGTGTTGACCTTTTAGTAGTGCATCAATTACTGATACATTCTCTATGTTTAAAGTATGTAATTCAGAGATATCAGAAAAGAAAGTAAAAGGGCATTCTCTCTTTAGCCCTTCTACTAGCTTGTTCATCACAGTAAAACCATTCACCCGATCTACATTGATCTTGCGGATACTATATCCGTTTAGCAACGTTGCTACTTGATTGGTATATACCGTGATATATCCGTGTCCTTTCTGAATATCAAAAATTACAAATTCTTGTTCACCTGACAAATCATCTGCTATCAAATGAACTTCGTTTTGTAGCAGGCTCCATTTTTCATCACTAACAGGATACTTGAAGGTAAGCTGATAAGTATTATTTTCTTGCTGGCTGATGTCATCATCCGTACACAAATTAAGAGGAATATTACCCTCTTTTAAATAAATCAAATGATATACCTCCAATTTCCTTTAATTTTGATTTTGGAAACATTACCAGATGTAGTTACACCTGTAACTCCTTTAGGCAGTTCAAAAAAAGGCCCTCTTGTTCGCAAGGTGTTCTTGAGTTGCCCGTTTAATGTATAAACGTTTTGTTTCCGCTGCCTACAATCAATTTTTGCCCCACCTGATAGGTTTAATCCCATTGACTGGTTGCCAATCGTTAGAGTTACTTCTCCTTGCCCTTCAATTATAATTATGGGTTCTGAATAAATTGTTCCTGGGTTAGTGATCGTGCCACGTCCTGATAGTACAACTTCTTGGACATTTTTTGCATATCTGAAAGGATGTTGATACACCTTGATACTTACAATCCAGTTGTTTTGCCCATGAAGTGAGATTTCTGAATCAAGTAAATCAGCATAGTAAATACTACCAGGCTGATAACTGAATTCCAATACATTATCCTTCTTCTGGAATGCATTAATAATTGCTTGAGCATCCTCATATCGCTTAACGAACAATTTAAAAGTACGCTCATAGCCATCATAAGCGCCATCCTCAATGTTATACTGGCCATTCATTCCAAATAGTTTTTTCTGCTCATCATATCGAGGGATAGCACCTTTAATATCTCCAAAATCAGTCACTACACTATCTGTTATAGTGTTTGTGTTAAAAGTATTAATAATCAGATAATTTACTGCCATTAGATCCCCTCTCTAGCCATGATTCGTCCTTGACGTTGATAGGCATTGATGGCTAATTTTTCACCATCTAAGTAAGTATTAGAGTCTTTGTTTGATATCTTCTCAAGCCAAGTATCTAAACTTGATCTCAGAATCATCATCTCAGACACCATTCTAGACTCAGTTGTGTCATATTTAGCGTTAGGCATCTGCAATGTGGATGTGATATCTTTACTGAAAGATGCTCCTGAGCCAAAATCAAAATCATCACCTGTAAATGCATTTGAAATCCACCCAGCTACTCCACCAACAGTCTTTTGCACATCTTTAAAACTATCTTGCAAGGACGCATCAAATCCACCCATGATAGCTTTACCAGCAGGGATCAATAATCTACGGTCATAAGAAATAGGACCTTTGTGTTTACGAATCCAGTCTGCAATACCACCGATAAACTTCTTAACACCTTCATAGGAACTCTTTAAACCGCCTAAAAATCCATCAAGGATAGCTTTACCAGCATCCCAAAGATTTATTTTAGATAAGCCGTCAAAAAAACCTTTGATCTTATCACAAAGGACCTTAACACCTTCTTTCATATCATCCCAAGCACGTTGTGCTCCTTCTACAAGCCCATCAATAATATCACCAACAGAAGATTTGATATTGTTCCACATGGTTTCTGCATTACTTTTTATCCCATCCCAAAGATCTGACATAAAGGATTTAAAGCCATCCCATGTTGATTTTACACCATTAACAAAACCGTCAACGATTGCCGAAACGCTCGAACTGATATTGTTCCACATGGTTTCAGCAGTTGCTTTAATGTTGTCCCACGTTTCTGATAAAAAATTTTTAACACCTTCAAAATAACCCTTAAAAAATCCAACTATTGTATTAATGATGCCTTCGAAATATGTACAAATGCCATCCCAAATAGTTGAGATCCCCTCCTTGATACCGTCCCAGATTAAGCCTAAGTCTTCCCCTAACTTATTAAAGTCAAGTGTAATTAAGTCGATGATAAATAGGACTGCACCCATAACGATACTCTTGATCAATTCCCAGGCTCCAGTGAAGATCATTTTGACACCTTCAAATACCTCCGAGATACCATCTTTCATTCCATTCCATGTGCTCATGAGAATATCAATAAAGGGCTGTATAATCCCCATCACTGTTTCTGTGATAGTATTCCATGCAGTTGTTGCAGCACTAGAAATTCCATCCCACAATCCAGTAAAGAATTCCACTATTCCGTTCCAGGCGTTTTTGATGCCTTCAATTACGCTATTCCAGACTTCTACAGCACCATTCCATAGATTTATAGCACCTTCTGAGATAGTTGACCATAGACCGGTAAAAAACTCTACAAGTCCATTCCATAGCCCTTTAACAAAATCAACAAAGTCACCCCAAATTTTCTTACCTGTTTCAGTTTGGGTGAAGAACCAAACTAATGCACCAACTACAGCAGCAATAGCAACTACTAAGGCTCCTATTGGGTTAGCAGCAATTGCAGCGTTAAAAGCTAAAACTGCGCCTTTAACCGCCAAAAGTGCTGATTTAAATCCAATGATAATGGATTGAATAATTGTAATAGCTTTAAAAGCTAGAAAACCTGCTAAGGCTCCAGCTAGAGCAGATTTAACAATATCCATAACTGTTTTATTCTCACGCATCCACTTTGTAAAATCTTTTACTTTTCCAGATGCATCAGCTAAAACTTTAGTGATGGCTTCAAAAGCTGAAGCTACTCCTCCAACACTGTCTTTACTTTTAGCAAGTCCAAAAAGGTCACTGATAAACTCTCCGACAATCCTAGCAACGTTACCAATAACAGCACCAATATTTTCAAACATGGTACGGATATTGTCACCAATGTTCACAATGCTACTAGCTGTTTTCTCGTTTATTCCTAGCTTCTTTAAAAAATCTATATTATCTTTCTTACTCAACGATCCGAAAATCATATCATAGATAGTGCTGACCACTCCTCCTACTTTATCAAAAACATCATAAAGATCCTTCATAATGCTTTCTCCAATGTAGTCTCCGAAAAGCATGTGCATAAGCTCACCGAGTGCACCAGCTAAAACCTGGGGGATCCCTTTCAACACATTCCATACCATTGGAATAAGATTACCTACAAGGAATGTTTTAACGGTTTCAAAAAGTTGATGTAATGAAGGCATAATATCTTCACCAAGAGCTAATTTTCCTAAGACGTTTTGAGCTGCTGCTTTCATGGATGCGAACGATCCACTAAAAGTAGTCGCTGCCTCTTTAGCAGTTGTCCCGGTAATGTCTAGATTCTCTTGGATAGCGTGGATAGCTTGATACACGTCAGATAGGTTATTGATGTCATACTTAACACCAGTCAATTTTTGTGCATCAGCTAGTAAGCGTTGCATTTCAGTTTTTGTACCACCGTACCCTAGCTTAAGGTTATCCAGCATTGTATAGTTTTGCTTTGCAAATCCTTGGTAAGCATCCTGGATACGGTCCATAGATGTCCCCATCTTATTGCTGTTATCTGCCATATCAACCATAGCCATATTCGCAACATCTGCTGCCTTCCGAGTATCACCGCCTAACGATTGAAGGAGGCTGGCACTGAAGCCTGTTACATTTTCCATATAGGCATTGGCTGAAAGTCCTGTAGTTTTATAAGCCTCGTTAGCATACTTTTTAACCACATCAGCAGAACCTTTAAATAAGGTTTCAATCCCACCTAATGACTGTTGGAGATCTGCACCTTCCATCAATGATGAATGAATTAACTTACCAATTCCGGCAGCAGCAATCAGTTTTTTTGTGACACCAATCAGTTTTCCGGCCAATGACTCGCCAGCTTCCTTACCAACTTGTGGGATATCCGCCCCAAGTTCTTTTGAGAGCATGCCTTTCATCCCACGAGCTGAAGGTATTATTTGCACATAGGCTTTACCTAATTCTGTCGCCACTAACTACCACCTCCAATCTTTTCTAACAATTTACTTCTGTATTCTTCAAATTCCTCTCCAGATGTAAATACCATCTGTTCCTTTTCCTTCTCAACCTTGAGAAGACTATCAACCATTGAAGCCGGACGGTTTTTACCCTGTTGTCCATCTTTGGTTTTCATCCATACAAGCATAGATAGTCGATCCAGCATACTTGCCTGGATTAATAGATCAGTTGGTACATTCTGCCCTGACATTGCAACTTTTATCCTTGAATCATCACCAAACCAAAAAAAAAAACCACCTCCCGGATATGCAGGTAGCTGTCTGTAATCATAAATACGATACGTCTCAGCTAAATCACAAATCAAAGCATCTTCATCAGTTTTGATCATTCTGGAAAGGGTTACTATTTTTTTAAATTCTGTGACTCAAAGATGTCTCGTACTTCATCCATCAACTTCTGAGTGGGTACCATTCCATCTTCACCACGGACGTGATCTTTCAACGCTGCCACTTGATCACCAAGCAACAGTTTAAGTAGCCGAGGTAGCACAAGTGGGTTTTCATCGATTTCAGCAATAGTTTCTACGACCTCATAATTTTCCATCCGTTCCATACTGATATCGAATGGAAAACCTGTTTTAGTAGTCCCTTTAAATGATTTAGTTTCTGACATGTATTAAGCTCCTTTGATGTATTCGTAGTGAGTATTGCTTTCGCCATCTGGGAATGCTGTAAGAGTTGTTTGGTATCCGACTGTCTCAGCATCTTTGTAAGAGATAGTTCCGATACCTGTTACTTTTCCTTGAGGAATAACAATACGTTTCATAGTACCATCTTTCAAAACCATATCTACCACAACGCAATGGCTAGTTAATTCTTTTGAATTAGCCTTGATAGTGATACCTGTTTTAAGATCCCCAGTCACATTATCCGCACCGTACACTTCCTTAAGAACATTGACGTTCAATGCCTCGATTAATGTATAAATGAATGTATCGGGTTTTTCTGTTTGTGAGGAGTGTACGATATCACCACCCCATGCCTTGACGTTTTCAGATTCAGGGCTATTTTCGTTTTCCAAGCCATCCTCTGAGATATATCCTAGAGATAAAAATTTAGCATTTAAGGCGGTTGTAGCATCTGTTGGTAGAGGAGTTCCTGTAGGTGCTGAATAGATTGCACCCCCGATTTTAGGTTTTGCTGTCGTCACTAATGATGACGATGTTGTTTGAGTAGTTTGAGCTTCTGATCCCATTCCATTCTCCATTTCTTAAAAATAATTTATGTCAAATACCGCTTGATAACGATATTTTTTAGTTTCTGTGTCTGTGAAATTGTAATCACTGTTCAGGTGGATTCCACTGATTTCATTCAGTTCAATCATGCTTTCGACAACTTGTTTTACTCTCTCATTCAATTCAGCAGCTTTCTGCATGCTGGTTGAATAGCTCTGAAAAGCAAAGGTTGCAGTCTTTGCGTGGTTCTTCTTGGCTCCCCTAGTCTTTTCAAGGATTACAAACTCTTGTGGCATGTTTGTTTCATGCTCAAAAAAAGACGGTACCGATAAATGACCGTCAAGATATTTCTTGATAACAATTTCAATCATTTAATTCACCGCCTTCAAAAGAGTATTGTTTTTCATATTGTCCTTCTTAGCTTTATAAGTCTTTGCACTAACCATTGCATTAGCACGATTTTTACCTACATGAATATCTTTTACATATCCATCACCGCATCTAGATTGAATATCAGATGCATATTGCGAAAGGACATTTTGCATAGGGGCAGATTTCATTAATTCAGCCACTCCTGCACGATTAAGCTTAAACTTAACATCACTCATAGCGTTCTACCATCACCTTCTTGTTCCAGGTCAAAGGAAGCATTTCCTCAATCCCTTCAAGAGGAATACCAAAAGTTTTCCATCTCTTACCGAAAAATAAAACTTCTTTATCTTCCCAATCATGAAGATCACCTTTTGGTATTGCTAGAGTATACTCTGCTTTCCGTCCAGTTAGATTCATCTGGCTTGTGATATCTTCCGTTGAAGATGGAGATATAAGGACATTATCCACCAAAGTTTCAACTTCCTCAAAAATGGGATGACCAAAGACATCCCCTCCCCTCTCAACCGGTTTTTTTAAAGTG